TCTTTTTTAACTGACTTGATGAGTAAAACTATCTTATCGAGTTATGGGCATGATCCAAGTGAGGGTAATTTGATTGTAACTTCTAACATTGCTGAAAAGTATGAATCAACGATTGAACCTACACATAAACTAATTGTTTGTGATGATGTAGCAAACAGATCAGGAGAAAAGATTAATTACGATCGAATTTTAAATTATATCAATACTGTACCTCGTCCATTGGAAAAGGCTGCAGTTAATGATAAAGGTTGTAAATATCCTGGTAATGATGCTGTAATTGTTACAACCAATTGTGTGGACCTAAAGGTCGCGGATAATTCTAATTGTCCAGAGTCTATTCTTCGTAGATTTCCTTTGCACGTTCATGTCTCAGTACGTGAACAATTTAGGAATGAATATGGGGGATTGATTGATCTTGAAGAAACACGATTTGATGTTTATGATTTATCACTTGAACGATTTGAGTGCATGCACGGAAAAGTTGCAAGCTTCAAGAAAATTTCGCGTGATGAATGGGCGGATGGTCATGTTGCTGATGATGGATTGGATTTCCAATATTTTCTGAGATTTTTAGGAAAGGACATTCAAGATCATCGTACCCGTCAGCTAAAAAAGATGGCGATGAATACCAAAATGTTGAGTACGAAATATTGTGGTCAATGTAATGTAGCAGAACATTTATGCCTCTGCTCCCCACCAGAACTTGATACTTCTTCTTCTGAAACTGAATTAGAAACTCAATTTGGTGGTTATTTGTCTACATACACAACTGCACAACTTTGGGATTTATATGGTTGTTTGTCTTTTGATAGACATTTCTTACATGAGAAAATAGTGGATAATTATTCACTTATTCAAATGTATAGAAATCGCCATGTATATTCTCGTTATTTTAGTGCTTTTGCTCTTACTGCAACCTTTGGGTTTCTTTTACCTTCTTTTGTTCGATTAGGATTATATTTCTTTCTCGTAATAGGATTATGTGGTTTTAACCATATGATTCGATCACAAGTAGAGCAAGAACTGAACAATCGTTTGGATCGCTTATCCAGTGTCTGTATTACAACACGAGAACATTTTAAGAAGCATGCTCTAAAGTATTTTGCAGGAGCTGCATCTTTTTATGTTCTTTACCGTGTATATAACACTTGGAAAGTGATGAGAGACTTAAGTAATAACGCTGAAGATACTGTCACATTCTTTGATGAAAAAGCTGATTGGTTAAAAGGTGCATTGCGTCTCCCTGATCGTAAGTTTGTCGATAAAAGTACGGAGGATGAACGTGATTATAAGGAAGGTTATTCAAGATTGCCTCCTAAAGTTATGAACATCCCGAAAACTACTTCTGCTGATCGTCTCGAAGATGTTTTAAAAAAGACATTACGAGTTGTTGTTGTAAAAACGAAAGGTGAAGTATTCGGTTCGGTTAAC